TACGCTTTTTGCAGCTTCGAGCATTGCTTCTGAACTGCTACCCTTGATTGAATCATCGTCTCCACCGCCAGCAATCCAAAGTGCTTCACCAAATGCTTGGAGGAACTCTTCGAGTTGTGGGGCTGTGTAGTCTTGCAACATTTGAGTAGCAAGATCAGTCGGTGTTGGTAGTTCTATTTCCATGTTCGTAGTGCTTGTTATTAGTGCGTTGTCCGCGGATCATTGTCGTTCAATACCCGCGTAATATCAATCTTAAATAATAGATCCATCAGAGTATATCAAAAAGTGTCAACTCGGTTCAAGAATGTGTCGGATGTATTGAGACCATATTGGCTGTAATGTCAGTCGTAATATGCGTCCGTTTGGGTTTGTAAGTCATTGATAATCAATCAGTTAGACTTGGTCCTTAGACACCGTAGAGATCAGAGTTATTATGGTTATTGGACTTTTCAATGTCTTTGGGGCATTTTTGCTTTTCGACCATATAAGGGACACGAGGTGCTTGTAAGGTGATTTATCAAGACCCTTGTTTGAAAAGGTTAATATGTCTAATAACTGCAGTGCTTACGGGTTACGATATTTATTGCAAGTAATTGATAGTCAATAACTTGTAAATCCAAACGGATGCATATTACGGATTTCACTACTCCCAATATGTAGTCAATATCAGTTTTACGGTCTTAATATGTGCGGATTTTCTTATTGTAACTTAGTTACAATAATCACTTGTGTACAATTGCAGCTTTTGCACAATGGTGAAAACTGTGTGGTTTGCATGTCATACACGTTTGTTGAAAACAATTCAGCCCGACACCCATTTCGAGTGCCGGGCTGTGTATTCACTCACGCGGGATCTCAGATCCGTGCCTTCTCGCGTCCGATCCAGCCTTCATCTTCCATGCGCTTCTGATAGAAGGCGTAGATGCGGTACGGGTCTTGACGTGTCTGCAGTCTCTCCGCATTGGCACCGATTGCGTCCTTCACCTCTGCGAGCGTCAGTTCAGTTTTCCCGAGCTCCGCGAGGATGTCGTAGCACGCCAGCATCTGACGCGGGTACTTGTGCGCGGGGTCCATGACGCGCTCGTGAACGTGCACGAAGTACGCAAGTTTGCCTTTGTCTTCGACTTCAGTTGTGCCCAAGTCTGCAATTAGGGCACTGATCTGTTCTTTGATCTCAGGCGCCTTTGCGAGTTCGAGCATAGACGTGAGGCGATTTACAATTTCGTTCTTTTTCATTTGTTTGTTTTCTGTTCGTGCAGCTTCATTGCCGCATGGTTGTATTTTACCCACGAGCGAAAATAAATAAAATCTTTTTTTTATCGAAAAGTCGTAAGTCGTTGATTATGAATGAGAAATAAATTTCGAAAAATAGTTAAGGCATATTAAGTAAAATGCAATTGAAAGTCGTAAGTGATTAACGATCAACGACTTACGAACATTAGAAGTCGTAAGCGATTGATAATCAACGAGTTACGACGTTACGTACGCACGCGCGTATGTGCGCACTCACGCGCGTGCACGTCATTATTTGATATCGTACTAAGCGTATTAGTTTAGTAATGATTCGAAATCTTATTAAGCTAATTAGTTTAGTAATGATTCGCTACGCGTGCATGCGTATGCGTGCGCTCGTGTGTACACGTGCGTGACGCGTGATGCGTGTGTACCCGCGCGTGCACGTCAGTTTGGGCGGGCCCAGGGGGGCCTTAACTCGCGCGGTCTTCATGATACCTACCCCGCCACAAAAACCGCCTCCCTTGGCTCACGGATGTTAATTATTCCACGTCGCCCAAGCTCCACGTATTAAGAACCGAAATCTCATATCACTACCATATTGTGTTCGTAACATTATGTAAGTTATTGATAGTCAATGACTTATATACATCCGTATTGGGTGTATTGACCTTTTGATCATTTAGCAAATTGTGTCCCAAAAGTTTCAAAAGTCCAATATGTCCAATAACTTTTACACGGTGATTGCACAGGGTCTTGATTATCAATCACTTATGACATATTGGCGTAAGACAAGCTTCCAATAACCATCCAATATGCGTAGGAATTCCTAAGTCCAAGCTATAGTGCCCCATGAGAATCTTTTTAGTTTACATTGGTTTCTCGACGGTTCATAGTGGCCTATAGAACAAGTTAAATCGATGGCGGCGAAGCGACCCAAGACTGTACCACAAAGAGTCCCTACGATCGAGGAGATCAAAGAGATTAACCGTAGACGGAATACTCCGGGCTACGAACCACAGCCCACACCGAGTACACCAGCTGGAGGGTCATCAAAACCCGTTACGATAAAGATTGACTCGCCTCCAGTAGGAGTGATACCAGTAGATCAGACCCCAACACAGACCCTGGCCAAGGTGGAGGGTAAGAGTTTATGCGTCTCCGAGATATTAGCCCAGCACGACATCAACCCAGTGGAAGAGCTGCTGGCGATGTATAATGAAAGGGTTGAGGATCCGGAGAGCCCAGATTATGGAAAGTTCGTCATGTCACGGTCAGAGCGGGTTAGCTTGATGAAGGAGATTATGAAGTACCAGCATCCGACGTTGAAGGCGGTGGAACACAAGGGTAATGCGGACGACCGGCGGATTACAGTGGTTCTGATGATGCCTGACGGAACGAGCCACCACAAGGATGTAGAACAGAGAGGAAAAGTAATCGATGCCTGAAATCGTCATACCACACAACTACGCTCCGCGCTGGTACCAGAAACCGATTTGGGACCACATGGCGCAAGATAAGATGGGCCTTCGTGCTTCTATTGTGTGGCATCGACGTGCAGGTAAAGACCTTTCGTCGATTAACCTCTGCTGCTTCAAGGCGTTTCAGAGGGTGGGCACGTACTGGCACGTGTTGCCTACGTATAAACAAGGGCGTGCGATTGTGTGGGACGGTATGGATGGTTCAGGACGTCCATTCATCGATGCCTTTCCTCCTGAGATTGTTTCCCATCGGAACAACGTTGAGATGCAGATCTCGTTGATCAATGGGTCGAAATACCGAGTGGTAGGATCCGACAACATTGACTCACTCGTTGGAACAAACCCTGTGGGTGTGATCTTCTCCGAGTATAGTCTACAGGACCCGCACGCGTGGGATTATATCCGTCCGATCCTTGCGGAAAACGGAGGGTGGGCGATGTTTATCTTTACTCCTCGTGGCAAGAACCACGGGTACAAACTACATGAGATGGCGAAGAAGAATCCTAACTGGTTCCACTCGACCCTATCTGTAGCTACGACCAAGGCGGTTTCTGAGGCGATCATTGAGGATGAACGGCGGTCGGGAATGGCGGAGGAACTGATTCAGCAGGAGTACTACTGCTCGTTCGACGCTCCACTTGTTGGTGCCTACTACGCCACCCATATGGAGAACGCCCAGCGTGAAGGGCGCATTACGAAGGTCCCATGGGAGCCACTGCTACCGGTCCACACTGTGTGGGACCTCGGTATGGATGACCACACGTCTATTGGATTCTTCCAGGAGTATGGCATGGAATTCCGCTTCATCGATTATTACGCAAATTCAGGAGAAGGACTTGCTCACTATGCGAAATACCTTCAACAGAAAGACTACCTATATGGAAAACACTACGGACCACATGATCTTAAAGTCAGGGAGCTTGGAACAGGTCTTAGCAGACAACAAGCTGCCAAAGCGATGGGTATCAATTTTACAGTCGTACAGAAGCATGATGTTGCGGATGGGATCGAGCAAGTACGTAATATACTCCCGCGGGTTTGGTTCGATGAGGACAAGTGTGATCCGTTGATTCAAGGGCTGAAGTCGTACCGTAAGGAGTGGAATGAGATCATGAAGTGCTACTCAGCTACGCCAGTGCACGACTGGGCATCTCACCCTGCAGATATGTTCAGATATTTCGCTTGGTCATCTAAGGACCGTTCTCGTACAAATAAGGAGAAGCGCTCACAGCAAACAGAGGACGACTATCAGTACTTATGACAGACCCTGTCCAACTGGCCAGACATGTTTATGCTACAGAGCCGTGTGCCCGCAGCTTTGAGGAAGATTTTATTTTACATTGGAATAATCCCCATGCTATTGTGCATAAAGATTCTCGCAATCTTGGGTTTGCTTATCCAGTAAACAAGGACGATCCA